AAATGAAAAAGAACACATACAACCTAGTCTCTGACATCTATCAACTGATGGAGACAAAAGAAGTAGCAGAGGGCGTAGACTTTGACGCTTGCGTTGAGAAGTTTGGAGAGAACGTCAAGGAACTCATGCGTAACGAGTTTGGAGGCAAGAAGAGGGACGGACGTAAACTACGTATGTCTAACATAGGTCGCGACGACCGTTACCTCTGGAACGTCTACAACGACGTAGAGAAGTCTGACGACATACAGGGTCACACTTACGTTAAGTTCCTGTACGGCCACTTGATCGAAGAGATGCTACTGTTTCTAACCAAAGCAGCAGGACACGAGGTTACTGATGAACAAAAGAAGTGTGAAGTTAACGGCATTACAGGGTCTATGGACTGCAAAATCGACGGTATTGTCACTGACGTTAAGTCTGTTTCAACGTATGGGTTCAGGAAATTCAAAGACGGCTCTTTGGCTTATGACGACCCGTTTGGATACATTGGTCAAATTAAGGGATATGCGTATGCGGAAGGTGCTACTAAATTCGGATGGCTAGCAATGGACAAACAGAACGGACACTTAACGTACCTTCTGTATGACTCTGAGGACACTCAGGCTCCTGTCCACGATCTTATTAGCTATGACATCAAGGAGCGCATTGACCACGTAAAAAAGCTAGTGGAGCAACCAACCCCACCCGACGTATGCTACGAGCCTATCGCCGATGGAAAGAGTGGAAACCGGAAACTCGCCGTAGGTTGCTCATACTGTGCATACAAAAAGGAATGTTGGCCGTCCGTTCGAGCCTTCGCCTATTCTACCGGTCCACGTTATCTAATAGAGGTACACAATGAGCCGAAGGTCCAAGAAATCACCATTTAGAAGCACGTTTGAAGAAGATGTCGCCAAAATACTACAGGAGTTTAACTATGAGCCTTTCACTATTCCTTACACTATCTCTAGGAGCTACCGTCCTGACTTCGTTGATGCTAGCGGTTTATATCTTATTGAGTGCAAAGGATATTTCAGAGATGGAGACACCAAGAAATACACCAGCATCAGGGACAGCCTCCCAGAAGGACAAGAGCTAATCTTTGTTCTAATGCAGCCCAACAAGAGAATACGTAAGGGTGCCAAAATGACTATGGCACAATGGTGTGACAAAGAGAAAATACTATGGTATAATATAGATACACTACAGGAGTTGATTAATTATGTCGCTAACGCTGGAGGAAGTTAAGGAACGCCTCTTGAAAACCTTAGACCCAGACGACCTTCTGGAGGCCCTACAGATAACCTCAGAACAGATTCTGGACAGATTTGAGGACAAACTAATTAATAGACTGGGCGTGTTTGAAGAAGAGCTAGAGGAGGAAGAGAATGAGTATTGATGAAGCGACTCCGCAGGAGTGGGACTATGCAAGTGCGTTGAGTAAGTTGTCTATTAGGAAAACACCAGACCCTGTAGAGAAGCCTGACCACTACAACAACGGAGCAATCGAAGCCATCGAAGCAATCAAAGCGTCCATGCCTGAGAACGAGTTTAGAGGCTATCTCAAGGGTAACGCACTGAAGTACCTCTGGCGTTATGACTACAAAGGAAAACCAGTAGAGGACTTACGTAAGTGTAAGTGGTATATTGAACGACTAATCAAGGAAATGAATTAATGGACGCATATCAACAGTACATACACAAGTCCCGCTACGCTCGTTACCTACCAGAGGAACAGCGTCGGGAGACTTGGGAAGAAACAATCGACAGGTACTTAAACTTCTGGATTGAGAAGGGTAAGTTAACACTCGAAGAAGCCAATGGTATCTTTGCAGACATCCACGACATGAACGTAATGCCGTCTATGCGAGCACTTATGACTGCTGGAGAGGCTCTTGACCGTGACAACGTAGCTGGCTTCAACTGTAGCTACCTACCTATTGACCACCCTAAAGCGTTTGACGAGATGATGTACGTACTCATGTGCGGTACAGGAGTAGGCTACAGTGTTGAACGTCAGTACGTTAGCAAGCTACCTGAAGTAGCAGAGGAATTCCATGACACCGACACCGTTATACACGTCGCCGACTCTAAAATTGGCTGGGCTAAAGCTTACAGAGAACTTATCAGCTTGCTCTATTCGGGTCAACTTCCAAAGTGGGACGTATCTGGAGTACGACTTGCAGGCGCCTCTCTTAAGACCTTCGGTGGTCGAGCGTCTGGTCCAGAACCTCTTGTTGACCTGTTTAAGTTCACCGTTGATATCTTTCGGGAAGCTGCTGGACGTAGACTGTCTTCCATCGAATGTCACGATGTCTGCTGTAAGATTGCACAGATCGTCGTTGTCGGCGGGGTCCGAAGAAGTGCTCTCATCAGTTTGTCTAACCTCACTGACGACAGACTCCGACGAGCCAAGTCAGGACAGTGGTGGCAGGACAATCCACAACGTGGCCTAGCTAACAACAGTGCATGTTATACAGAGAAGCCAGACTTCGAGGCATTTTTAAATGAGTGGAAAAGTTTATACGAGTCCCGTTCAGGAGAGCGAGGTATGTTCTCTAGAGTCGCAAGTCAAAAGCAAGCTGCAAAAAACGAGCGACGAGATGCTTCCTATGATTTTGGAACTAATCCATGTAGCGAGATCATCTTACGACCTAACCAATTCTGCAATCTATCAGAAGTTGTTGTCAGGGCAGGAGATACGCTCTCAGACCTCAAACGAAAAGTACGTGTTGCGTCTATCCTTGGGACTCTACAGGCTACCTTGACTGACTTCCGTTACCTACGTAAGATCTGGCAGAAGAATACAGAAGAAGAGGCGTTGTTGGGAGTATCACTAACAGGCATCATGGACCATTCAGTGATGTCAGGGAGGGAAAATCGTGAACAACTTAAGGACTGGCTGGTGGCCCTCAAAGAAGAGGCTATTACTACTAACTCAGAATGGTCTAACCGTCTTGGCATTAATCTTAGTACTGCCATTACTGCTGTTAAGCCTTCCGGCACTGTTAGCCAGCTGGTGGATTCTGCGTCTGGCATCCACCCTAGATACTCAGATCAGTACATTAGACGAGTTAGAGCAGACGCAAGAGACCCCCTCTGTGAAGTCTTAGAGGCAGCAGGAATCCCCGTAGAGGACGACGTAATGTCACCCACTACTAAGGTATTCAGCTTCCCTATAAAATCCCCTGACGGGGCTGTGGTGGCCTCTGAAATGGGTGCAATGGAACAACTTGAGCTATGGGAGATTTATCAGGACTTTTGGTGTGAGCATAAGCCGTCCATGACATGCTACTACCGTGACGATGAATTTCTTGAGGTAGGCCAGTGGTTGTACAACAAGTTCGATAAGATTAGTGGAGTATCGTTCCTCCCTTATTCCGAACATACGTACCAACAGGCTCCTTACGAACCCATAGACTTAGAGACCTATGAGAAGCTTAAGGAGGAATTCCCAGAGACGATTGATTGGAACATCTCTGAGAACTCTGACATGACAGAAGGGTCTCAGCAGTTAGCTTGTACGGGCAACAACTGCGAGTTGTAAACTACAGGGGCCTTAGCGCCCCTTTTCTTCATCCCTCGACATCATACCCACAGCAGACAGAGGCATAGCCGCAGTAGCCGCCGCCTCGAGACGCTCTCCAGTAGTGGCAGTTCCTTTGAAGTCTCTGGCTACCCTCTTCTGGTACGCAGAAACACTTTCGTTTTTGAGTCTAGGAATACCAGAGCGTCTCTCTAGTTCCGCAGTGTCCCCATAAACTTCCGAAGCAGCCTCTAGTTCTTTCTTAGGTCTCGCACCACCGCCTTCTTTACCAGCCCCTATCTTGTACTTTTGTATTGGAACTACATTTACAAGGTCTTCAAAACCCGGAGGTGTTTGTCCAAGCAAGTCATGACCGTCAGACAACATAGAGTAAAACTCACCCTTCTTAGGATCTACTACGATAAACGCATTCATACCGCCTAAGTCTTTAGCTGAAGAGTTAAACGACTGTTGCAACACAAGCTTACCGTTCATCTCGTTGACTTTAGTCGGGCCTTTGGGTTTGACAAGAGCGTTAGGAACAAACTTAGAGAGGTACTTCTTAAGACCTGTTTGGGTCTTCATTTGATTGTCAACAGCGTCTATATACTTTTTCTGGTCGGAGCCTAGTTTTTTACCTTCTTTTATTCTCTTCTTGCCTTTCCAATAAGCACTCCACACGACAGCAGCAGAAGGTTTTTCACCAAATACCTTCTTGTTTTGTAGCAAAAAGTCTCTATCAAGAGCGCTAAACAAGCCTAACATCTCTTTCCATTGTTCTGTGCTTGGGTTGTCTCCTACCACGTCGTACCAACTTTCCATACTCTTTGGGGAGTACAGTGTTCTAAGGGCTACCGGAGAAGTTGTGGCTTGGCCTATGGCTTCAGGACCTAGGTTTGTACTAGGTGTTGCTCTGTTTCTTGTAACCAACTGCCCTTGTTTACCTTGTTGAGCATACAAGTGGTTTGTAGCTCTGTCTACAATGTCTTGGTCTATGTCTGGATTGTCCTTAGTCAACGCCCGTTGAACATCTTGGGTGTTTTCTAAACGTCCTACCTGTACCGCATCTCTTTTCAACACAGGGTAAGCGTCTATGATTGTATCGCCTTCGCCTACTGCTTTGCCTGTGGCCTGAGCGCGTAGGAAACCTGAAGCTTTTGTGCTTGCTTCTCCTACTCCCCTATCTTCAGTTTCGACAAACTCTCTGCGCCTTACTGATCCTGTGCCGTATTGTCTCCTAGTCGCCATCTCAGTAGGGTCTACAAGTTCTCTGGCAGTGCCTTTAGCACTCTGTAGCATTCCTCCGGCCACGCCTTTTGCTTTTTTGATAGGGTCTCCAGAATAAAAGTCTTTTAGTTCTGTCGGGATGTTTTCAACAAAAGCATTACCAGCCCTTGCTAGCATACGAGGAGCAGCAACAAAAGGAGCGTTAGCAGGGGTAGTTAACTCTTCAGCAGCAAAGTTAAGAGGAGCCATAGCATCTACTTGCGTCTTACGAGGAGGAGACATTGGAATACCTTCTGAACCCGCATAAGCCGTCATAGGTAAAGAACCAAAGGGGTTGTCAAGAGGTGAGTCAAAAACAACATCAGCGACAGCAGAGGCTTGACCCCTAGCTTGTTTTCGTGCAAAAGGGGTAGTTCTAGAGGCTGCTTTGCGTAGCTCTAAGTAATCATTGCTCATTCTCAGGCTCCTCGTTGATGTTTGCAAGCATTTGAGCTAACATGACTTTATCAGCACGTAGTGTAGCCATTGTTTCTGCTGTTACGTTAGCGCCTTCAATCATTTTGTCTGTAGCTCCTACTAACTCTCTGACAACTGCTTGTCTTCGTCTTTTACGAGTCATGCGAGCCAAGCCCATTGCCGCTGCTCCTCCGCCAATAGCCGCACCTAATACCGGCATACCGCCTAATGCAGCACCACCAGCAGCAGCAGTAGCACCAAGAGCTAAGGGAGTAGTCGGAAAGCGAAGACCAGAGAAATCTTCGATGCCTTTTACCGTACGTCCTAGCATAGTTTGATTAATAGCTTTACCTGCTTTTACGTCTAGTAAACTTTTAGCTCTAAACAGCATGGACATACCGTTGATAAGACGGTAGGCTTCGTCGTCAGGCATCAACTTAAGAAATGCTTGGTTTAACTCGTCCCTTACGTACTTACCTGCTACTTCTTTTGCACTAGCTAAGTCAGGGTTCTCAAGACCTGCTGTGGGCTTCTTACGGAAAATCTGCTTGTCCAACTGACGACGCACCTCTAGGATGTCCCTAGCTGTAATTGTGCCATTCTTAGCGGCCCTTTCTTCAAGGCGTTTAACAGCCGTGTCAATAAACAGGTCTACTTTCTTTTGTGCGTCCGGCATTAACTCAACGTAGTCATCAAGATCATGGAAACCAGCTTTTAGGTCTTCTAGAGAAGTAGCTAAAGTTTGTACTTGAGTCTTGGGGTTTTTAGACCTTTTAATATAACTCTGAAGATCAGCCTCGTGCCTAGCCAACTGACTATCCACAACCCTTGCATTTACAGCGGGGTTACGATCACCTTTGTAGTCCGGAAGTGTATCTAAGTAGTCAATAACTATTTCTTCAGAAGGAGAGTGCATGTACACGTTGCGATTCATAGCTCCTACAGGCTCTACAGTACCCGGAGCTTTAACGTAGTCTTCCGGTAGTAGGCTGTCTGCTATGGCTTTACGCTCTTCTGATAAGCGAGATTCTGTAGCTCTTTTAGTAGCTTCAACTTGTACTGATCTAGGTACTCCCGGAACTTTAGGTAGTGCCATCTTAGCACCAGCACCTGCAATATTTAAAGCGGCTTCGGCAGTAGTAGCTGCCTCTGGGTACTGTTGCGCTAATTCACCTACCTTTTCCATGCCACTTTGCAACATAGAACCTTCGTACGCTTCAGATATACCGCGTTGTACAGGCTCAGGAGTATATCTACGGTAAGCTTCTCCTGCTACTTCACCCAGTGTTTCTCCAGCAGCGCCTACACCAGCAGCAATACTAGTACCAACACGGAATTTACCGGGAAGTTGCTCCATGTCTCCAGCAAGGCCTCTGTAACGCTCACGAGTCTCTCTAAAGCGTTCTGGTGTTTCTTCTACCATACCCCTCATGCTTTCAGGCTCACGAGGACGTGGAGGTGTTACAGTAAAAGTTTCTTCTCCAACTATGCCTATGACTTCTCCTGTTTCTTGATTAGTTGCAGTCTTGAGAGGCAACCATTGTTCACCGTCCCAGTATACTTTTTTGCCTGTTTGTGGATTAGTTGCTGTCTGCATGATTATAGATCCAATTCAAAACCTTCGGGAAGTACTGCTTCTGCTTCTTCTGTTTTTTCTGGCATGGTTATGCTTGGGAAGCTGGTCATGTTTTGTTCACCTACACGCTTTGCGGTGGCGGTTCTGACCTTGTTAAAGTTTTCTACAGTCTTAACCATAGCGTTTCGTCGGATGTTTAACAAACTAAACAAAGCTTCTTGCTGTGTTGTGATGTCCGCAGCAGCAATCAACTTAGCGTACTCTCTATCTGCGTCTGACAAGGCCGAGCCTGAACCAAAGTCTTTAATTTGGTCAGCAACAATTTTACCTGCCTCAGAAATAAAAGTTTCAGCGTTTGTAACTGCGGGATCGTAAGGTAGCCCAATAAGCTCACCAAAACGTCTTAGGTTTAATTCCATGTTAGCCGCAAGACCCGTAGGCATACCGCCTTCCAAACGCCCTGTTTGTCTGTCAATTAACTCAATCATGTTACGAGCGTCTTGTGCTTTAGTATTAAGCTCAACAAAGTTAGTAACATTGGCTTCTGCCATTGCCCTAGCGCCAACTTCTTGTCCTTTGTCAATAACCTCTTGAACTTGTGGAGCCTTTCGTACCAACCCAAGCTCACTGGCCTTAACGTACCTGTTAGTCTGATCGTTGTAGACTAAACCAAAATCGTTTACGTTGACAGCTTTGATGTTGCCTTCTCCGTCCTGCCAAGCCTCTAGTTTACCTGTGCGGCCTTTAAGTAAAGCGTCCGCTTCTTCTTTAGAAAGAGTACCCATAGCAGTAATTTGAGCAGGAGTAAACCCAGCCATCTTTAGTCGTGCTTTGATAACTTGAGGATTGTCTAAAGGCAGCTGTTCAATCTGAAACTCTCGAATGTCCTTGCTAATACCTCTAAGCTCGTCCATGTCCGTAGTAGCTCGTGCTGTTGCTGCTTGGTCCACAAGGCCAGCGCTTTCTGCTGCAACTGCTACCTTCTCTTGGAAAGCACTTAGTTCTGTCTGGGCAGCAACCTGCGCTCCTAACTGACGTGCTGCCTGTTCATACTTAACGGCATTTTCAATGTCACCTTGTTGACGGTAAAACTGAGCTAACTGAAGAAGTCCTTCAGGAGAATTAGTGTCAATCTGAGCCAACTGCTGACGCTGTTGTTGCTGTAGTTTTTGCTGTTGTAGTTGGCCGGGCAGCTGTGCCGCTTGTTTAGCAGTAGTAAACAACCCTTGACCCATTGCAGGGTTGGCCATTTGTCTTAAAAACTCTTGTGAAAACTTAGCCATGATTTAGTCCTTTTTGAACAAACTGCCCAGTGTTGATATTAAGTCAGAAGTTCCTGTCGATCTAGGAGTCAATGCTCCTTGCAAAAGACCAGCGCCTGTCTGACCCAGTAGGTTAGCCCTTGCTTGTTCTGCAACCAACTGCGCTTCAAGACCTGACATAGTAGCTTCACCAAACAACCCAGCACCCTGTAGCTGTGCCTGTTGTTGCAGTGCTGCCAACTGTTGTGCAGGTTGAGTAGCCGCCATAAGCTGTTGCTGTGGTATGTAACCAGAACCAAGGAACTGTTGTCCAAGAGCCGCTTGTTGCATCTGTTCAGCCTGAGCTTGTTGCATAGCACCTAACATAGCTCTGTTTCGAGCCTCTTCTTGTGCTGTAGCCATAGCTAACATTTCAGGAGTAGCGCCACCATAGGCAGCAGAGCTAGTACCTAGTCTACCCTGAGCAGCTAGTCGCTCTTCTAAAGCAAGACGCTGACGCTCTTCTTCAGGGCGTTGTGCTCTACGCATACGCTCAAAGATGGCTTGCTCTCTAGGCTCTCTAGTTTGCATAGCTTGCCCAAAGAACCCACCAGCACCTCCTAAGAGTTGTTGTTGAAGCATTTGCTCTTCAGGAGACAGGCCCATAGTGGTTTCAATACCACCTTCAGGAGTAACCTGTGTACCCATGCCAGCACCAGTAGCAGTAGTCACAGTAAACGGTCTAAACTGCGTCTGCTCCATTTGCGTAGCAGCAAGTTCTTCAGCCCCTGTTCTGGCTTGTTGTCCTATGTCACTAAGACGACCATAGGCTTCGCCTGTTAACAAACCACCTACAACGCCCGGAAGCAAAACGCTTGGTTGAGACAAGAATGACCCAAGGCTTCCTAGCATGTCGGTAAAGCTACTGCCCCCGCCACTGCTTCCTATGCCAGCGCTAAGAACATCAGAGCCATAACCAATGTTATACTCGTCTTGAGTATCATTAATCATATCATCTATGCTTCCTGATGAATATCCGTTAGACATGTCTTACTCCCTTAAAGTAGCTTCCCTATCAAAGCCATTACGTTAATTTCTTGTAGTGACAAAGCAAAACCATCTATTTCTGACTCTAGTCCTACCTGCACACTTGTGCCGTACCCTGTTGTGTTTAGACTACGTTGGTTAGTTAATTGACCAGCCGTAAACTCTACTGTTGTGTACTCACTAACACCATAA